ATCAATGCAGGATCAGATTTTAGTCAAACATTTGATTTGGTAGAGAGTGATGATTCGGGACCATTAGATTTAACTAATTTTACAGTCTCAGCTCAATTTAGGAAACATGCTGGAAGTTCTTCGAAAAATGATTTTACAACTGCTGTAAGTGATGCAGCACAGGGAAAGATATTAATATCTTTGTCAGCCGCAGCCTCATCTGTACCAAAACCAGGTCGATATGTGTATGATATTGTAATAACGGATTCAGGAAACGTTAAAACAAGAGTAATTGAAGGATCAGTTCTCTTGAGGGAGGGAGTAACTCGATAATGCCAATAAAAGTAAGAGTTGGACAAGCAGATGCAGTAAAAATACTATCCAGTGCGGGTGGTGGTTCTGTTGAGTCATTTAGTTCTAAAAATGTTATAGGTGGTATTGCTTCTGTAACACAATTGGATGTTACTGGTATATCAACTTTTAATGGAAATATTGATGCGACTGGCATATCAACTTTTAATGGAAATGTTTCAATCGGATCTAGCATCCTACTTGAATCTAATGGACAAGCATCTTTTACAGGTTTTACAACATTTCAAGGTTCAAAATTTAATGATGATGTTTTTATTAGAAATCCTGCTGGAAATACTATCATCTTTAGAAAAGAAGGTGATGCGTTTTTCAATGGTATTGTTACTGCTACTACATTTTCAGGAACCTTAAGTGGAATTGCAACTTCTGCAAGAGGTTTAACTGGTTCTCCAGATATTGACGTAAGTAAAATTGTCGGAACTGATTTATCAATATCTGGTATTACCACACTCGGCAATACCGATATTAATGGTGATTTGGGTTTGAAGAAAACCGTTAGTACTCAATATTCACCAACAACAGCTATTACACCGATAGTAAGTGCAAGAAATGATGCTAGTTTAAATAATTCATTTGCAGGATTAAGATTACAAACACATAATGCTAACGCTGCTGCAGCAATTTTTGATATTTCTGTTCTTAATAGTTCTAATAACTATAAATCTACTCTTGTATTTCAATCAAGAGATGGTGAAAATTCTTTCAGTGAAAAACTTCGTATCACAGAAGATGGTTCAGTTGGTATTGGAACAATTAGTCCTCAAGGAGATTTACAGATTGGAACTGGTGTAACTGTTTATGGTAATGCAGGAATTGTAAGTGCCACAACATTTAGTGGTAATGCAACAACTGCTACTTTGTCAGTATTCTCATTCATGAAGAATAATAGTACTACTGATGAAACAGTATTCCCTGTCTTCGTGGATGGTGATGGTAATCAGGTAGCTCAGGAGTTAGAGGTTGATAGTGGATTTACATATAATCCATCCACTGGAATATTAAGTGCCACTACATTTAAAGGTTCTTTAGATGGTAATGCAGGAACTGCAACGTCACTAGCAAACGCAAGAGCTATAGGTGGTGTAAGTTTTGATGGCACTACAAACATAGATTTACCTGGTGTAAATACAGATGGTAATCAAAACACAACTGGAACTGCTGGAGGATTAAGTGGTACACCAAGTATAACTGTTCAGGATATTACAGCTGAAATGGTTTCTATTGGTGGAACATTATCATATGAGGATGTAACAAACGTAGACTCAGTTGGTATTATAACAGCACAAACAGGTGTAAGAATCACGAATGGAGGACTTGTTGTAACTTCAGGTGTTTCTACTTTCAGTGGAATTGCAACATTTACGCAAAATGTATTTGTTGAAGGAACATTAACCGCAGCACTTATAGATGGAGGTGTATTTTAATGGCTAAACCAAGTACTAGACAAGAATTGATTGATTACTGTTTTCGCAAATTAGGTGCACCAGTTTTAGAGATCAACGTGGATGATGATCAAGCAGATGATCTAATTGATGATGCTCTTCAATTGTTTGGAGAAAGACATTTTGATGGTATTGAGAGAATGTATCTTAAGTATGAATTAACTCAAGAAGATATAGATCGTGGAAAGGCATCGGGAACGTCTGGAGTTGGAATCGTCACAACTACTGGGAATTCAACAAGTGTAAGTGGTTTAGGAACTGTTACTTCTAATTTTTACGAAACATCAAACTTCATACAGGTTCCAGATTCAGTTGTTGGAATTGATAGAATATTTAAATTTGATACAAGTTCAATATCTGGTGGAATGTTTAGTATTAAGTATCAGTTATTTTTAAATGATCTATATTATTTCAATTCTGTTAATCTTTTACAATATTCTATGACAAAAAGATATCTTGAGGATATTGATCATTTACTTACAACAGATAAACAAATAAGATTTAATAAGAGACAAAATAGATTGTATCTAGATATTGATTGGGCTGCACAAGATGCAGGAACATTTTTAGTGATTCAATGTGATCGAATTTTAGATCCTGATAACTTTACTGGTGTTTATAATGACAGTTTCTTAAAATTATATCTCACATCATTAATAAAAAGACAGTGGGGTCAAAATTTAATTAAATTCCAAGGTGTTAAATTGCCAGGTGGTTTAGAAATGAATGGAAGACAGATATATGATGATGCAGAGAGAGAACTAGAAAGTATTAGAGAAAGACTTATTTCCGAGTATGAATTACCACCTCTTGATTTTATAGGTTAATTATAATGGCATTAAATCCCTTTTTCTTACAAGGATCACAAAGTGAACAAAGACTCGTTCAAGATTTAATCAATGAACAGTTAAAAATTTATGGTGTTGAGGTAAAATATTTACCTCGAAGAATAGTTAAAAAGGATAATATATTTACAGAGGTTCAATCTTCTAGATTTGGTGATAATTTTTCAATTGAAGCATACGTAAACACATTTGATGGGTATGGTGGAGCTGGTGATATTATGACTAAATTTGGTATGAGTTTAAAAGATGAACTTATAGTTACAATATCCAAAGAAAGATTCGAAGATTTTATTTCCCCATTTTTAGAGTCTTTACCTGAAGATGAGATAGAAGTTACAAGTAGACCGAATGAAGGAGACTTAATATTCTTTCCATTAGGTGGAAGACTTTTTGAAATTAAATTTGTTGAACACGAAAAACCTTTTTATCAGTTAGGTAAAAATTACGTTTATGAACTTAGATGTGAACTCTTTGAACTTGAAGACGAAGTGGGTGGATGGGATCAACTTAGCACAACAACTGAGGAAATTGATGATGCTCTTGTTGATCAAGGTTATATTACATCTCTAAAACTTATATCAATTGGTTCAACAGCAACATTAGGTGTAACCACTGCAACTGGATATATTCGAAATATATTTTTGAATGAGGATGGATATGATTATGATAAAGTTCCTACTGTTGAGATTAGCACTGCACCTGCAGGAGGAACTAATGCTACTGCAGTGGCAATCACAACGTCTATCAATGGTGTAAATTCTGTCAAAGAAATATTATTAACAAATGCAGGATCTGGATATACTGTAGCACCAACTGTCACAATTGTAAGTGCTGCTTCTACAATATTGGGTGTTGGATCAACAACTTATGGTGTCGGTGCTGCAGCAACTGCAACATTAGTAACAGATTCTGTGGGTGTTAGAAATATTAGTATTGCATCAAGTGGTAGTGGATATGCTACTGCACCAACCTTATTCTTCAACAGTCCCATATCTGGAATAGGAACTGCTACAGGTAGAGTTTTAATTGATACCACAAGCAATACCGTTACACAAGTTCTCATATCCGATGCAGGTATTGGATACACAAGTGGTACTGGAATTGCCACGGTTTCTCCTCCACCAGTAATAACAGGTATTGGAACATATCAATTTAATGAGGTTGTTACAGGTTCAGTTTCTAATGCAACAGCAAGAGTTAAATCTTGGAATGTGACAACGAATACATTAAAATTAGGAACAACAAACGGTACTTTTGTTGCTGGTGATATTATAGTTGGATCTGCATCATCCGCACAATATACTGTTGATTTTGTAGAATCAGCAGAATTTGCTGATAAATATGATAAAAGTGATGAAATCGAAACAGAAGCAGATGATATCATCGATTTTTCAGAAAATAATCCATTTGGTACATTCTAATGTTAGGAACTTATTACTATCATGAAATAATTCGAAAGACAATTGTTTCTTTTGGCACCTTGTTTAATGCTATTAGTATTCGACATGATGATAAATCAGGTAATACTTATAGTGAATTAAAAGTTCCCTTGGCATACGGACCTTCACAAAAATTCTTAGCAAGACTCGAACAACAAGCAGATTTAAATAAACCAGTCGGAATCACTCTTCCTCGAATGTCTTTTGAGATGAATAATGTTTCATATGATTCATCAAGAAAAACTGGAATTACTCAAACATTTAAAGCATCAGATGGTAATAATGTAAAAAAAGTTTTTATGCCAGTTCCATATAATATTGGATTTGAATTAAATATACTTGCAAAATTAAATGATGATGCTCTACAAATTATTGAACAGATATTACCATATTTTCAACCATCATTCAATCTTACAGTTGATTTAGTTAAATCCATTGGAGAAAAAAGAGATATACCAATTGTTTTAGACAGTATTAATTTTCAAGACGATTATGAGGGAGATTTTTCAACAAGAAGAGCACTAATATATACATTAGGATTTACGGCAAAGACCTATCTATTTGGTCCTGTTGCAGAGTCCTCTGAAGGTCTTATCAAGAAAGTTCAAGTTGATTATGCTGCTGATACTGACGTTCGAAATGCAAAACGAGAAGTCAGATACACTGTAACACCTGACCCAGTGGATGCTGGACCAGATGATGATTTTGGATTTAGTGAAACAACTTCATTCTTTTCTGATTCTAAATCTTACAGTCCTACAAGGCAAACTGATATCTAATGGATAATTTCAAATCTATTGACAAAACTTTAAATATCAACTCTGAAGTTGTACCTACACCTGAAGATGTTGTTGCTAAGAAGGGTCAACTTAAAAAAGTTGAAAATCATGATATCAGTAAAGATTATGATTACACAAGAGGTAATTTATATTCATTAATCGAAAAAGGACAGGAAGCAATTAATGGAATTATGGAAGTTGCTGGTGAAACTGCGAGTCCAAGGGCATATGAAGTTGCAGGTCAATTAATTAAATCAGTGGCAGATACGACTGACAAACTTATGGACTTACAGAAAAAAGTTAAAGAAGTTGAAGAAGATGCAAATAAAACTACAAATAATGTCACAAATAATGCCTTGTTTGTTGGTTCAACATCTGAGTTGTCAAAAATGCTGAAGCAAGGAATTCTAAATAATAAAGAGGCATCGAACCCTAAGAATGAAAAAGTGTAAATCTGGATACTATTATTGTTACACTGATAAGAAGTGTAAACCTATTCCTCGTGGATATCATGTAGGTGGTAGAGGTTTATTAGAACCTGATGATGATAGTAAAAAGAGTAATGGAAAGAATGGTAATGGTAGCAATGGCAGTAATGCTAATGGTAATGGTGGTAACGGAAATGGCAGTGGCAATGGTGGAAACGGTGGTGGTAATGGAGGAGGAATGAGTGAGGGAACATTACATAAATGGTTCAAAGGTTCTAAATCTA